CGCCTTTGGTGCCGGGCTTACGCATCTTTTCGCCGGAACCGGCGGCGATGCGCTTGCGTTTGGCGTTGATGTTGCTGTAAAGACCGCGTTTGGCCATTATTTTTTGCCCCCTTTCTTGGTGCCCTTAGGCTTTTTCTTGGTGCCGTAGTGTCCGGGCATTGGCTTAAACCTGCTACCACACACGATAGTTGGTTTTGCCAAGGGATTCTGGTTTGGCAAGGTTGAAGGTTTGAAGGCAGAGGTAGCCGAGGGCGTCGAAAGCGTGATCAACTCCGAGGTTTTTGTTGGGGAGGCCGGTGCCGGGGGCGTAAGTCAACGTGCGGAGAGATTTGATTAGTTCCTTGCACTTGGGGTGGATAAAGAGGCGGCGGGTTCCAGAGGCGTCGAGCAGCGCGGTGTTGACGCAGGTGATCTTGTCGCGGATTTTCCAGGGGTTGCGGGGGCTGGAGACCGTGAAACCGGACTTTCGCAGGATGTTGTGGTCGGTTGCGCCAACGCCGCTGGTTTTGCGGGCGCCGCCGGTGGGGTCCGGGCAGGCAATGATGCGGCGCTCCACGCCGTAGCGGGATTGGATTTCTTCGCAGAGGTCCCAGGTGGTGGCGCCGCCGGTCATGATGATTTCGTCGAAGACCCAGAGCACGTCGCCCTTTTTGACCGCGCATACGGCGCTCATCGGGTCCACGTTGAAGTCCACCCCAAGCAGAAGGGGTAAAACGGCCAGGTCTTGGACGGTTTTGTCGATGTTTTCGTCCGAGAAGCTGATGGCGACTAGGCCGCTTAGGTTCTCGAAGCTGGCCTCGAATTCTTGGCGGAAGGTGCGGGCGTCGAGTTGGGCGCGAGCAGCTTCAATTTCTTCTGGTGGGACGTTGTCGCCGTCGATTGTTGTGAATTGCCACCGGCTCCAGTCGTTGTCGCCGCTGTCGGCGTATTGCCAGAGTTCGTAAAACCAGCTGGCGGTGCCGTCGGGCGTGGAAATGAATAATGCCCAGCCCTGTTTGTCGGCGAGGGCGGGGCGGATCACCTCGAACCAGACTTCGCTGGACATAAATGCGGCTTCGTCCAGCACCACGCCGGCCAAACTGCGGCCGCGCAGGGCCATGGCGTTTTCAGTGCCCTTCAGTTCGATCGTTGAGCCGTTCACTAGCTCGATCTTTAGGTCCGTCTCGTTTTTGCTCTTGATCCACGCTTTCGGGACCAGCTTTTTCATCACCTTCCAGGCAATGTCTTTCGCCATCCGGTATGTAGGGGCCGCGTAGAAGAATGTTTCGCCCGGCCTCTCGATCGCCCCACGCAGCAATTCGATGCATGACAGGTAGCTTTTTCCAAATCGTCGCCCGGCAACGAGGACGCGGAAGCGTTTACGGCTACTAAATACTTCGCCTTGGGCGTAGCGGAGGTTGAGAGTTCCAGCAGCCGTGGCTGTCATTTGTATTTTTGGGGGTACTTCTAGGGTATTACAGGAATTCGACCCCTGCCCCCTAGTAGGGGGTGCGAGGAGTCCAAGTGCAGTAGTCGCCGGCTCTGTAGGTGCCGAAAGGGCAGGAGGTTTCGGTGCGGGGGATGGACTGGGTTTTGTGCTCCAGCGAGGGGATTGGGATGCAGTAGCCGGAGGATCTGTAGTAGCCGAAGGGGCAGGTGCTGCCGATTTGGGGGATGGGAGTGGCGTTGGCTAACACCAGAGCTAGGGCAAGCATGTTCTGTAGTAGAGAAACGCTTAGGTTAGCACAGTAGAAGAAAACGTGAATATACCAGTAGGTTCCCTGGGGTTCGCACCCCTTTTGTTTTTTGCCGGACCCTACCCCCCGGTGGGTGGCCGGGGGAGGGCTCAGCGGTGCCGGGCTCAGCGGTTGTGGTCCAGCAGCAGAGCAGCAGCGCCAGCAGCAGCGAGGCCGAGGGACAGCGGCAGGGCTGCGGTGGAGGCAGCGCCAGCGAACAGCAGGCAAGCGGTGGTTTTGAGCATTGGAGGAGTTGCTCCGGTTCTGTACCCTGTAACAATACAGCAGCAGGGGGCAGCCGCTAGCCTTACTGTTACAGTTTGCAAGGTGGCCGGGTAGACGTACCAGCCGCAACGGCTACCTAGGGGTAGTGGTTCTAGTGTACTACTCCCGGTTGCGCCGATCGTCCACCGTGATATTGAGGGTCGGAGCGGCCGCGGCCTGTTGCTCCACGCCAGCCTCATTAATCACCGCACCCATGTCCTTGAGCAGCATCGCCACGGTCTGCAGCTGGCCTTTGCGCAGCGCCTTCTGAACCGTCGCAAGGCGCAGTGCCTGGATTTGGTTAAGTAAATTGTCGCGTGTTTCAATTTGTTCCGTCTTTAGAAGCGCCATGGCGGCTGTGTAGTCCCGCGATGCGGTGACCTCAGACACAGAAAAGCGATCCATCACTTTCTGTAGGACCTGGCGTCTCGTCCCACCTTCCAGCATGGTTGCGTATGCGTAGTTCATACGCTCATCCATCCGCTGCTGCGTACCCTTGCCGCCGCGCCAACGCTTGCTCGGATCGTTGGCCACGGTGAGAGGTTCTTTCTTTACTTCCTGGCCTTCCAATTCCGGCACGGTTAGAGTCACAAACTCGCTGACCCCATGCTAACCTCTGCGCTCTCACATTTCGCAAACAAAAGCCCGGCAACTAGGCCGGGCAGTGTGATCGGTAGGGCTCCAGCTCAGTAAGCCGGCAAGACAAAAGCCACAGTGCATGATCCGATAGGCCGAAGCTCGAAACCCTCGCCGTGATCAAAGCGCCGGCAGCGCTGGCCAGTCAGACCCAAAGCAGCCTTAGCGGCTGTGATGACCTGGCGATCGGTGGCAGTCTCGGGCAGCTCGATTGTCTCGCGTTTGCACCAGCTGTAGTTCGCCTCACCGCCAAACGTGTCAGTCAGTTCTACGTCCCAGTGCATCGCTCAGGCCTCCTCAGCGCGAGCTTGGATCGAGTGCACAGCGCAGGCGCCAGCCAGCCACAGCTTGGCCTCTTTAAGCGTTAAGCAGCTGTCGTGGCACCATGCTCCGGTTTGGCCTGGCACGGTTTGGCGGATAGCGTAACCGCTGCCGCTGTGCTCGATCCAGACTTCGGCGCCGTAGCGCTCCGAGAGTGCTTGCGCCAGTTGATCTAGCTGTGCGCGTGTTGTTCTTGCCATAGTGATCAGTTGATCGGTACTGTGAAACAATACAACCGCAAGCGGCCAGCCGTCAAGCGTTCCACTCGCAGGACATGGGGCAGTGCTCGATCACTCGCCAGCCGCGCCACTCCTCACTTGTGCCATCGTGGCGCTGAAACCGCCACTCGCCCTTCCACTGGTAGACCCGCAAGCGGCGGCCAGGGATTAGCTCCAGCAGTGCGTTAAGTCGTGATTTGGTGGTGGCGGTTCGGTAGCCCTCGCCATCGCTGATGTTGAGCGTACCGGTGCTGGGCTGGTAGATCCCGATCCGGTTCCCGTGCAGCCGGATCACAGCCTGAGTCCCACCGAAGGTAGGGCTGTTGTGGCTCCAATCAACGGAAGTGTTTCCGCTGCGCCAATCCTTGCCGGTGCGCAGAGCGTGCAGCATCTGCTCTTCAATTTGTCGCATTGCTCCAATCGGAACGGGTCAACCCTCACACATTAACCACACCACCGGCCAGCTGTCAAACGTTGCGCGTGGTGCTACTGTGTGAGGGTTCAACCGCTCTAGCTTGAGCAATGACAATCCAAAGCGCCAGCCTCAGACTGGCAGACCAGCTCAGCGCCAGCCCTTACGCGTGGCCTGGCGGCTATCCGTTGTTTGGCGTCACCAGTGACGGTGCTGCCCTTTGTCACCGTTGCGCTAAGTCAGAGCGCGAGGCTATCGGCACCACTACCGGCTCGGACGGCTGGCAGCTTGTAGCGCTCCAGCCCAATTGGGAAGACCCCGAGCTTTTCTGTGCGCACTGCGGCTCCCGTATTGAGTCCGCCTACGCGGAGCCCGACCAGTGAGCTCCACATTCAGCACCAGCGAACCAGCACTCACCCGCTCCAAAGCAAAAAAGCAGGAGGCGGAAGAACAGCGCCAAACAAGAGACGAACAGCGCGAAGCAGCCCGGCGACTCAAGATCGCTTTTGCTGATCAGCTGTGGCTAGCTCAGAATCACCCTTGTGATGATTCGATCTTGGCCTGGCTGTGCGAGAACCGCGCTGACGCCAGCAAGATTGGCTCCAACCGCTGGAACCTTGAGATCCTGCCCCAGCTGATCAAGCGTCAGGAAGAACTGCGGAACCCGTCAGAGTTCCAGCTGATTCTGGACAGGCTCGCGCCGGGTGAGCCCTGGCGTTTTCCACAGAATCCCCAGATTCCACAAGATACGCCGAAAAAACGCCGCGCAAACGCAGGCAAGCGCCAGCCCCCACGCAAAGGAGCCCACAAATGAGCCTTGCAGAATTCACCCAGCGCTTTGCGCCAGACCTTGCCCACTTGGTCCCAGCCTTTGACGAACTAGACCCGGTGATTTGCGGCTGCACCGCAGGACCGCAAAAGCCGGATGACCCAGATCAGCGACAGTCATTCTCAGTCTGCATCGACAACCCTTGGGGAGAGGAACAATGGGTGACGGTCTACAGCGCCAGCCATTGCGTCTGGTTTGACAGCGGCGAGGAATGGCACCTAAGCCTTGCTGACCTCCTGGCCTACATGCGCCAGCTACCCAAGCCGCTGCACAGCTTCAGCAAGTTCCAGTCGTAGGCTCCAGCCCTGCCTTTGTGGTGGGGCTTCTCAATCCTTCCGGTTGAGATTCTTGCGTCTCACCCTGATACTCTCCCGCACAGTGCCATCGGGTTCCCTGTCGCCTAGGAGGACCGCCAGACCGTAGAGGCCGATGAGGACGCCAGCGAGAATCAGCATTGCTCCAGCCATCGCTATGAATGGCGAATTTCTTACAC